ACTCTTTTTATATCCTTCGGGATCCTTGAGTGCGTGTTCAACAGCGGATTCATAACCACCGTATTCTCCGCGTCCAGGTCTTCCGGATGTAACACTTGTCGAGCGAGTTGAAACTTTATCTACATGAGCCTCTAATTTCTCAAGACTCATCTCTGCGTAAATTTCACGGTCATCTTCTGGCAATTTTGATAATAACGTCTCACGACGACTTGCCTGATAGATATCGAAGGCTTCTGCTTTCGTGTTGGCAGACTCGAGTTTGGTTTTCAGATCAGCAACTAATGTTTCAAATTCGCCTTTCTTCGCCAACTCATTCTGTTCACGTTCGTCAGTATCGAACTTGATCTTTTTATTGATCTCATCGACTTGCGCCTTCAATGTATTTTTTTCGTCCACAAGTTCTTTGAACCGAGGATACGGAACTTGATCGACGTTCTGCTTATCTACGGATGCAGCTTCCGGAGCCTGTTTATCGTCTTGGCTTATGACTTGTTCATCACTCATTTTAACCTCTTGCTTGAGTTATCCAATTTTGATGTTCACATCTTCAGCCATGTATTTATTGGCTTTACGGCTAATATCAGCCATGATCGTGTCCATCACTTTATCGCGGTTTGCATTACGAAGATCGTAAATATCAGCGTCATCATTGCCGAGAACAATCTCACCGCGTTCGTAATTCAATTCAAATGAATCCTTCAAAGGCTTCACGCTGATCCGGCGTAATGTTTCTCCGGTCAGTTTCATATCTTTAAATTTTGTATTCCTGTTGATTGAAACACCTTCAAATCCTTTTAATTTTTTCCCTCTCTTGCCAACCATCCCAGCTGATTTGTAATCTGTATACTGCTTGGATTTATAACTGATATTCTTTTTTTCATTCTGGAATTTGCCTTTAGACGCATCTTCTTGAATTAGTCCTTTAGCCATTTGTCCGGCTTTCATCCATGTGCTTATACTGATCTTCATAATATCTTGTGCCTTCATGCTCTTGCGCCTCCTTCTGGAGCAACCGGAACCCAGTCATGACGACAATTCCATCCGCCGCGTGAATCAAAGTCCACGTAACCTAAACCGTTAATCTCATCAGCCGTTTGAGGCGGTAGAGATAAGGCTTGTTGGCATTCATCACGTGTAACGCTATCACTCGGTCCGATATAAACAAACTTCTGCTCCGGCACATCTGCGAATACTTGTTTCGTACTTGCATTGGACAGTCTCGAAAACGCATCATTGACCAATACGCGCTTCTGTGGTCCTGTTAAAGCTGCTTCCGGTCCGAAGTCTTGAATAAGACGTGCAGCTAAATCTTTTGCAGGAGTACCGGAAATAATACCGCGTAACATTTCACGCTTTAAACTTGCCGCATATGCTCCAGCTTCTGACTTGATAAAACTCAATTCAAGATCACGCATAAAATCTATTTGAGCCAGATTTACACTTGATATTTTTGGAATGTTCATGGCATTAGCCAAATCTATAACCTTTAAAACTTCACCATTAAATGAACTATATAAATTCTCCAATGCTTTTCCGTATCCGAGCATATCCATCTCTTTTAAAAAGTCTAACGCTCGTGATACTTCAATCAGTTCTGTTTGTGAAAGACTCTGGAGTTTGGGAATCAATGTCCGCAGTCTCATAACCAGTTCTCGCTGAATAGCCTTCAGGTCGGTGATATATGTGTCTACGTATTTAGACACCTAACGTCTCCAGGAATGATGTCGGTTTAGGAGGTGCTTGTTCAGCCTGTGCTTCGGTCAATACGGATTCCACTTCTGCATCATCTGCGAATCTGTCCGGATCAATCTGTTTCAGTATTTCTTTTTTCGTGATCAGTCCTTTCTCCAGCATCCAGTCCCATTCGGCACGTTGTTCAGCAGCATCGAGTACAGCTGCCGGTTCTGCGTAATCAATAGACAGTTCATCCTCAACGCTTATACCGTGATAATTCAATATGGTGCGATCAATAGCAAACCGTCTCTTTTCAAATGGTCTCCAAATGTCATTGATACTTGCTGCACGTGCATCCCAATTCTCTAAATTCTCTACCTTCAATGCGACTCCGCTCCTGGCTTCTGAATCAGCAAACCGTGCGACCAAGTGATTATTCAATGCGGTAGACTGAATAACTGCTTTGGCAATCTCCAGTATTCTGTTTGGATCTCCGCCTTCTAATCGACCTAAAGACACGCCATCGGGAAGCAGTATAATTTCATCCACTCCTGCTTTGATTGGTGTCTCATCTCGTACACCTGAAGCAAATTTTATACCGAGCGCATCAATCCGGGCAGCAATCATGGCTTCCTGCATCAATATGTCCACGTGTTCATTTGCGCTTACAATATCCACAGCACCAGACTGCCAGAACTCATCGACTAACTCCGGATCACGATGAGCAAACGTAAACGGCAATACTCCATACGGATTTATTCCTTCATCTTCTAAATCCCAGAAGCGTCCTTTCTGATCGAATCTGAAATGGAGTTCATCACTCCAGAACTCATATATTCTGTTCATCTTGTCGTTCAAGTTGGCTAACGGATAATAAACAGCAGCCGGTTCAACTTCGCCTTCTAAAAACATGGGCCAGAAATACGGAACAACATGATACTCTAAATTCTCACCATAGGTAGAGAGCATGGCCATATTACCCATCAAGAAGGTCAGCTTTTCCATCTGTCTCATCTTGGAATCAATATCAATCGGGAGTAATTCGTTATATTTATCATTCGATCTTATTGGTGATTCCTTATAGACTAAACTCCGTGCGTTCACTAATCGCTTGGTCATGTTGGCCACGTAGATCGGCAGTTGCGGACCGTTCTCAAAATGCTTGGCAATGTACTGTTCGTGTGCGCCTTCATAGAAGTCCACCGACTTCATACGCTGTTTTAAAATCTTATCATCTGCTTTTGCTATTTCTTCTTTTAGTGCATTCTCAACAACAATACGTGATAAGTCTGGTATAATCATGCGTGATACCTATAAATCTGATTCATATATTCATTCGTCTCTTTCTCGACATTATCTAAAATCTTCTTGGCTTCTTTTTTCATCCGACGGTCAATAAGTGTTCCGTAGATAAATAATGATAAAAATACAGCATTCAGCGTGAGTGATACAGCCAAGATCACCACGTCTGATACGTTATCTTTCTCGATACAATTGGGAACAACCAATTCACCGCATATCCGATAGCATCGCTGCAATGCGACTGCTCGGGATCTCGTTTGTCAATATCGCCATTCCTCCATACGTTGCGATCTAAATCCATAATCAGAAACTCGCAGTTTTCCATCGTTAAGCGTCTGTCTTTAAGCATCCTATTGACTGCGTTTACTCTATCCCTCACGTGCGGATTGGCTTTAGGTGTGATAACTCTGAATCCATATTGACGTAATATGTCATGATCTGATTGCGAGGAGGATGTTTTCCTGGCTGATCCTGTGGCATCCGGATATAGTGTAATTCCGGGATACTTTGTTTTAACAGCTTCCGCCATATCATACGTCCCGGAGTTCTTCAGCCTGTATTCATCGAATACGTGTATTTCATTTGTGTTTGATGCAAAGATCAGGCAGCTCATAGCGTCTACATTAAAATCAATACAGCCTGATATTTCCCATCCTTCAAGTTCGCGGTGAGTAATATGGATATCACGATCAAACTCTTTATACACTCGTCCTTGCGTTAGATTGACAAACTTACCGTGCAAATAGGCATCAATCTGTTCGGGTGTATAGGCGTTTAATAAATTCTGTTTATATTCTTCCGGTAGGTATGGATTATCTAACGTGGATGCTTGTATTACACCTATATCGAGTTTCTCTGAATTGGTTAGCTGATAGCCCCAGTTCAATTCTTCCGGCGTTCCGGTAAGAAATATCTCACGCAGCTTTGCTTCGGGATGACGAACACGAGCTAACATCTGATCAAATACTTCACGTTTCTGAATGAATGGTTCGTCTATTCCTGCCCAGGCCAAGTTAGGACCGCGCAATGAATCAGGCTTATCACCAGATCCGAGCCATATACGACCATTCCAGTTGTGAATAAGAAACTCACCTTTCATTTGATTGTAGGTATAGTCCATCTCTGCCTTATCCATGATCTCTTTGAGTGTGATTACTATCGTCTTTTGCGATAGGTTGTGAGAAGGAGACACATACATTCCCGGATGCGGACTGTTCAAATAGGACAGGTATATCGATCTCAACGCTCCGCAGTACGTCTTGCCGCTTCCATATCCGCCAACCATCAACTTTACAAAGTTCGGTAAATCCCACCACCGTCTCTGATGTTTCAGGAGATTGTCTTTTTCGATTATGAACTTCATTCATTTTATGACAACTTCATCCCTGATAATCTTTTGTTCTACAAATTCTTTTGGTTTACCCTCGATACGAGAGAAATACATTTCAGCAG